AAGAAGCATATTAGTAAAAAATAATTTACGAACTATGACGCTGCTTGAGTCACACATTATGGAACACGTATCGATTCAAGCCAGAGAAGAAGTAGAGCAAGAAATGAAAGAGGATCTGCAAAAAGTTGCACAACAATACGGTGGTCAGGTACCACAAGAGGAACAAGTTAAACTACAAGAGCTATTAGAATCTAAAGTAGCAGAAACAATCACTGAAATGACAGAAAAAATGATTGAAGAAGAACAAGAAATGCTGTCATCTCAAGGTGAAGACCCACTAATTTCTTTAAAACAACAAGAAATACAGCTACGTGCTGCTGATTTACAAAGAAAATCGCAGTTGGATCAAGCAAATTTAGAGATGGATGCTGCAAAATTAGAGCAAAATGAAAAATTAACTAAAGAAAAAATAGAGTCGCAAGAAGATATTGCCCAATTACGTGCAAATGTTAACCTTTCTAAACAAAAACAGTGAAGAAAAGAGAGAAAAAAGTCGCAAAAGTAATGCGAGAGTTTAAAAAAGGTAAATTAAACATTGGCAGCTCGAAAAAAAAGGTTAAATCTAGAAAGCAAGCAATAGCTATTGCATTAAACGAGGCAGGTATATCTAAAAATGGCAAACGCAGAAGAAAAACTAGCTGATTATTTCGATAAGCTTATGCTTATTGCAAAAAATACTTCCAAAAATCCTGAAGATAGTATACTTTTAGCAGGAGCTATGATGGCGTGTGCAAAAATGGTCTATTATGAACATTTATCGCCAAAAGAAGCAAAACATTTGGAGAATCATAACGGTTATGATCTCCTTGAACTAGTAAAACCGACGATACATTAGGGGTTAACATGGCATTAAGTGAAAAGGGGACAAAAACCGCAAGAGATAAAATTAAAAGAGATAAGTTTATTGAAAAATTTAAAGAAAATAGACCCGATCCTGATTTCTTTTTACCAAAAAAACCAAAAGGTCCAAAGAGATTACCGTTACCAAAAGACCTGTTTCCAAAAAATATGGAACCAATGCCTTTTAAACCAAAAGGAGATCGAAAAAGATTTTCAGAAAAAGAATTATTAGAAAAACTTAAAAAACAAAGAGCTAAAAGAAAAAGTGGCCCTGCTGTAGAAAATACTAAGAAAAAGAAAAGAAAAGATTCACAAAAAAATGTTTTCGCTGACGGCGGAAAAGCAGAAAAGTTTGGTATGTTGTCAGTTAAAGCTGGTGTGGATAATAATCCTAATCCTACACAAGCAGATAGAATTGTTGGTGCTACGAAAAAGAAAAACGGTGGCCCAGTAGATTCACCTAAGAAAAAAGATAAAAAGAAAAAAATGCCTGGTTTACTTGCAATAGGCATAGAAATAATTAAACCTAAAAAACCAATTAAAGCTGCGAATGGTGGTCTAGCAGGTAGACTGGCTAAACGTGGTTATGGAAAGGCTAGATCATGAACTTTAAAAAGAAACAAGTGAAAACGGTAAAACCAAAAAACCCTTTTCCTAACATAAAAGTTTCATCTGATGCTGCAATTGTATACTCACCTTTTGTTGTAAAACAAAACAAAGGTAGTGGCCCACAAGGGCAGACAAGCAAGGCTCAGATCAAAAAAGTTGCTTTTAAAGGCGTAAAGTAATAGAACCTTATCAACAAAGGAGGATTGTATGAAACTTGTACAAGATCTATGGGCACACTTAAAAGAGTGGTCTGACTGGAGTATGAAGGACTGGATTAAAGCTGCAATTGTAGCGATAATCGTAATCATCATTATAGGAGCAATCTAGAATTTATGTGGCAATTACTTGCTAAACCATTACTTGGCGTCGTCGCTGATGGCGTCAAGGGTTTTGTAGAAACAAAGAAAGCAAAACAAGAATTAAAACTTACAACAATTAAAGCGACGCAAAAACTAAAAGAAGACCAGATAGCTGGTAAAGTTGCATGGGAGCAAAGTGCCGTTGATCAAATGAAAGGAAGCTGGAAAGATGAGGTAGCATTAATTGTCCTACTACTTCCAGCAGTTTTAGTATTCACGCCCTTACAAGAACATGTTCATCAAGGGTTTATTGCTTTGCAAGACCTACCGTCGTATTACCACAACTTACTTTACATTGCAATTTCAGCAAGCTTTGGTATTAAGGCTGGATCAAGCGCAATCGGTATGTTTAAGAAAAAATGAAAAAGGCACAAAAGAAAAAAGTTAAAAAAGTAATTAAAAGTTTAAAAAAAGCATCAAAGGCTCATGCTGGACAAGCAAAGACTTTGCAGGGTGTGATAAAGAAAAGGTATAAAATATCATGAGTTATGAAGAATTATCAAAATCAGTAAAATTAAGTGAAGGTTTTAGAAACAAAATATATCAAGATACCGAAGGGTTCGACACTATCGGTTGGGGTCATAAAGTTGTCCCAGCAGATAATTTCGTTGCTGATAAAGAATACAGCGAAGAAGAATTACAAGCAGTATTTGATAAAGATTTAAGCAGAGCAATAGCTCAAGCTAAACAATTAATGTCGCAAAACGGTATTGAAGATTTACCAGAGACAGCTCAACACGTCTTATCTGAGATGTGCTTTCAACTTGGACAATCAGGGGTATCTAAGTTTAAGAATATGTGGAAAGCCCTGCAGGAAGCTAATTTTATAGGAGCAAGTTATGAAATGCTTGATTCTAGATGGAATAAACAAACGCCAAATCGTTGTAAAAAATTAGCTGACCTTATGAAATCATGCGGCTAGAAAACTTCTTTACAGCATATAAAAAAGATTTAATTGCTAGACAAAAGGCAGTGGAAGAGTCTATATTAAGTGGACTTTGCAAAACATGGGATGACTACAAATATCTCACTGGTAAACTTGCAGCGTTAAAACAAGAGGAACAGGAACTCACGGACCTGCTTAAGAAAACGGAGCTAGAGGATGACTAAACCAAAACTAATTGTACCAAAACATGTATGGGATGGTGCGCAAGCGGAGAAAAAGAAAAATGAACTAGAAAAAATACCACAACCGTCTGGTTGGAGAATGGTATTATTTCCACTAAAACTTGAAGGTAAAACAAAAGGTGGCGTATTGCTAACTGACGAAACAGTTACAGAATCACAAGTAACAACAAACATCTGTAAGGTGCTTAAAATGGGACCTGAGTGTTACAAAGATAAAGAAAAGTTTCCTAGTGGCCCTTGGTGTAAAGAGGGTGATTGGGTTCTCATTACTAGATATGCAGGATCTCGTATTCGTATTGACGGTGGTGAGCTAAGGATAATTAATGACGATGAAATACTGGCTGTTGTTGATGATCCTCGAGATATTTTGCCAGCAAACATAATGTAACGTGGAGGAGACCATGCAACCAACAGTGCAATCAGAGCAAGACAAGATGGTTCCGATAGATACCTCGGGTGATCCTGTCGAAATAGAAGTAAAAGAAGAAGAAAAAGAGGATACTGCCAATGTAGAAGTTCAAGAAACCGATACAGTGGAAGAACCTCAAAGTGATAAAAAAGAAGAGCAGTTAGAAGAGTATTCTGCTTCTGTTAAAAGGAGAATAGATAAATTAACACGTAAGATGCGAGAAGCAGAAAGACGTGAACAGGCTGCGATAGAATATGCAACAAAAGTTAATGATAAATATAAGCAAGCTTTAACAGTTGGTACACAAAAAGACGAGACTAACGTAACAAGCAGAGAGAGCGCTGTAACAGCTAGAGAAGAATTTGCAAAAAGAGCATTAGAAGCCGCTGTTCAAGCTCAAGATGTTGAAAAACAGGTAGCTGCTCAACAAGAAATATCAAAATTAGCTATAGAAAAAGAAAAAATAGCTTTAGCTAAACAAAGAGTAGAACAAGCAAAGGCTAATCCACCACAGGGTGAACCTATGCCACAGGATTTGCAAAGGTCTCAACCAGCTCAACAAACAGAGCAAACGGAACAAGTTATTCAGCCAGATCCTAAAGCACAAGAATGGCAATCTCAAAATAAATGGTTTGGTAAAGATAAGATGATGACTTATGCAGCCATGGGATTACATGAAGATTTAATGGAAGAAGGATTTGACGCAACGTCAGATGAGTACTATAATGAGATTAATTCTAGGCTTAAAGAAAAGTTTCCCGCACTAGACGGGGGTAAGTCAAGGCCAACTCAAAAAGTTGCTTCGGCTGTAAGAACATCGCCATCAGGGCGCCGCACTGTGAAACTCACACCCTCACAGGTTGCTATTGCTAAAAAACTTGGTGTGCCACTTGAAGAGTACGCAAAACACGTGAAGGAGGCGTAAATGAGTACAGATAAAATAAACAAAAC